TAGATATTCCCAGATTTATTCATGTAACGTACGATATTATTTGTTGGACAGAGTTCTTAGAGCAAATGAATGATTTGACAGAACAAATTATGTTTTTTAATGGTACGGCATTTGGAGATACGCAAAAATTTCCAACTACTATATCAGCCCCGTCATTTGAATTAAGTAATGAAATTGGTAATGATAGATTTGTAAAAGCAAAGTTTTCATTTACAACTAAAGCATATTTAATAAATGAGGATGCAAGAAATAGACCTTCCATTCAAAAATTAATACCACCAAATAAAGTAGTTGTTAATTTCTTTGAATCAACGACGTTATTAGATTCAGCAACTGTAAGCTCTGGAAGATCAACAGCAGTAGCAATTGGACAAGGAAGTGGCGGAGTGCCTAAAACACCGGTAATAAATCAATTAATATATGCTTATTTAAATACTGCTATTACTAAACAAGCATCATCAATAACAGTACCAAATACAGCAACATTCTCTCCTGCAAATATACTTCAACCACCTGCAGGTTCTGGATTACCTGCTACATCAGTAAATGATTTTACATTCTTTATAAACGGTCAGTATGTGCCATCTTCTTTAGTAACTTTAACTGAAGTAGGTACAACAGTAACATTAGTATTTAATACGACATCATTAGGATATGTATTAGAAGCAGACGATGAAGTAATAGCAATCGGTAAATGGGCATAAATAATTAAGATATGGCACGATTAAAATTAAAACAAGTATTATCTAATCTTCAATATAATTCATCTACTGACCAACTTATATTAACTGGCTCTACTAATCCATCATTTATAGTGTCTGGATCTGTAATAGTAACCTCAACACCAACAGTATCAGGATCATTAACTATTAATGGATATGATACATTTGGCGATAATAGTACTCCAACATCGATTGATTTAGGTACATTCTAATACTTACAAAATAATTATAGTACAATACCAACGTTGTAGATATTTATTATTGTAATTATATAATTACTTTTAATAATTTATTCGCAAATGTCAAATCAATATCTTAAACTACGCCGTAGTTCTGTTCCGAACAAAATACCTGATACCGGTTCTTTAGATTTCGGGGAGTTAGCAATAAATACATACGATGGTTTAGTCTTCATGAAGAAGAGCGGATCGTCCGGAGAAGAGGTAATTTCTATCGGCAGCGGCGGTGGAGGTGGTACGACAAATACAGGCTCTTTTGCTACAACAGGCTCAAATAGATTTAATGGCGACCAAACAATAACAGGATCATTAACGGTTACTAATACAATAACAGCTCAAAAATTAGTAGTTCAGTCTATTACTTCAAGTGTATTATATTCAAGCGGGTCTAATGTATTTGGCAATGACATTTCAAATACTCAAGTATTTACCGGCTCGTTATATCAAACAGGATCAGTAGCAGCATTTATGGGTAATGTAGGTATTGGAACAACAAGTCCTTCTGCTTCATTACATATAAAAGGTGCTGGGTTAAATGATATATTAATAACAGAAAAAGCAAATGGATCAGGAAGTTTTAAAATATATGCTGATGGATCTGTATCTAATACTCCAAATGGTATAAATTCAGGTAATGAAGCTTTTGGAATCAGCGCATTAGTAAGTGCTTCAAATGCTTCAGGTGCTAACACAGCTATGGGAGTCTGGGCATTAAAAAATACAACTGCAGGTCAATTAAATGTAGGTATAGGGTATTTAGCAGGAGCATATGGGTTTGGATTTAATAGTAGTACTTATGTAGGAGGACAAGCAGGTAGATTTGCAGGATCAGGATCTGATTTTAATGTTGGTATTGGTAGAGATGCATTAGGAGGATCAATTAATCCTTCAAGAACAGCAAATGATCCCGCCCAAGTAAATTATGTAACAGGAATTCGTAATACAGCGGTAGGAACATCAGCATTAACAAGAATAGTTAGCGGTCAAAGAAATAATGCTTTTGGAGATTCGGCTTTATCAAATAATGTATCAGGTAGTTATAATACTGCTAATGGTAATAGAACAATAAATACTTTAATTTCTGGAGATTATAATACCGCATTAGGATATGATTCATTATTTACAGTAAATTCATCTAGTTATAATACAGGTATAGGTACACAAGCATTAAGAGATGCTACAATAGGAGATAAAAATATTTCATTAGGATTTGATTCTGGAAGAGGAATTACAACAGGAAGAGCTAACCTAATATTAGGATCAGTAACTGGATTAGATCCATCATTATCTAATAATATTATTTTAGCAGATGGAGATGGAAATATTAGAGCTCAATATAGTTCTTCTTTATGGAATATAAGTTCATCACTAACATTATCAGGCTCATTATCAATAAAATCGACATCTACAGGAAGTATTATAAATACAATAAATCTCTCAGGTTCTAATGTTTTTCAAGTAACAAATGCTGGAAAATTTATAGTTAGTAGATCAATAGGAGATTCAGGACAAACGGTTAACGTATATGCTAACCAAAACGGATCTGATGGAATGTATTTCCAGAATGATAATAATGGTTCTAGTGCTGGTATACAATTACTAATGGGTAATGATAAAATTGCTGCTAGTGGTAGTAGTAACTTCTTCCAGATATATAAAGGCAGTTCAACAAATGGTATAATAGCTGATGGTACTTTAATAGTAGAATATGGTGTAGGTGGTATAAGAATGACATCCCAAGGAAATGGTACACCTGCGACAGCCGGTCCCATATCATTTGCAATTGGTGGATATGATGCATCAAATGAAATTGCTTGGTTTAATCATCCTTCATACTTATCATCCTTTACATCTAAGAACAACATAAATATTTTATCTGGAAGTTTAAGAGTATTTAATGGTAATATTAATGTAACGGGAAGTATAATAGCAACTCAAGGTATTACAGGTTCATTGCAAGGAACATCATCATTTGCATTAACAGCATCTTTTGCACCTTTATATTTACCTCTAAATTTAAATTCAAACACTACTGCTTCTATTAACAATAATAAATTATTCTTTACTGGTACTACAGCTGATATGTTTAATCTTGAACGTATTACTACAGTAGGTGATGGAGGAAGAACGTCATTAACATTAATTGCAAATGCTTCATCATCTGTTATACAAGATGGATATGGGCCTGAAATTGATTTTAAAATTAAAAATAGTAGTAGTATAGATAATACATTAGCAGCTATAGTAGCTACTAGACAAGTAAATGATAGTAGTGGTCAATTAGAATTTTATACATTTAATACAGGATCTTTTTCTAGACAAGTAATAATAACTTCTACTGGAGCAATGGGAATTGGTGTTGAGTCTGTCTCATTAGCTAAATTACAAGTTAATGGTAATGTATATGCAACTTCATTTACAGGTTCTTTATTAGGAACATCATCATTTGCTTCAACTGCGTCATTAGCACCAAACTATGTATTAAATGCAAACACCGGATCATTTGCAACGACAGGATCAAATACTTTTAAAGGTAATCAAATAGTAACAGGGTCTATTATATTTAATAGCGGATCTCAAATAACATCGACTTATTACGGTAATACCTATCCTGGATATATTGATATTGTAGCAGGAGCACCGGGTGGATTTGTTGAATTACTATCATATAACCAATCATCTTCTTTTGTAGTAGAGGATTATGGTGTGTATATAACAACAAATACAAGCTCACTATTTAATTTATGGGAATTTAGAAATGATGGTAGATTACTAGCTCCTAGGGGAATAGAAGCCTCTTCATTTACAGGTTCATTACAGGGAACATCATCCTATGCTTTAAATGCTTTAACAGCATCCTATTTATCTGGATATGTTTCTCCTTTTCCTTATACCGGAAGCGCAATTATAACTGGCAGTTTAGAAGTAACGGGGTCAATAAATATTACAGGCAATATAACAGGATCAAATGCTGTATTTTCAGGAACAATAACAGCTCAAAAATTAGTAGTTCAGCAAATAACTTCAAGTATATTATATTCAAGCGGATCTAATGTATTTGGTAATAATATTTCAAATACTCAAGTATTTACAGGTAGTGTTTTTATAACTGGATCTAATTTCTTATTTAATAATAATAGAATCATAGACAGTAGCTTAACCGGGTCTATGAGTGTATTAAGTTCTTCATTCGCAAGTACAGCATCATTAGCCCTTCAAGTATCGACAAGTATATCTACGCAAAATTTACAACATAATGTATTATTTGTTGATACATCCGGTCCTGGATATATTCAAGTAGATGGAGGATTACGTTATAATCCTAATCAAAATTTATTAACTACAACATCATCATATGCTAATCAAGCAGCAAGCGCCTCGTATGCCTTAACAGCATCATTTGCATTAAATGGTGGTGGGGGAGCAGCATTTCCATTTTCAGGAAGTGCAATAATAACAGGTTCATTAATTGTAACATCTGGTATAACAGGTTCATTACAAGGAACAGCATCATTTGCAACTAGTGCATCTTATGCTTTAACTGCTCAAACGTTATTAGGATCAGTTACCAGTGCATCATTCGCGTCAACCGCATCTTATGTATTACAAGCAGTATCAAGTTCATTTGCTTCAACCGCATCCTTCTTTACAGGAACTGTTACAAGTGCATCATTCGCTTCTACAGCATCATTTGTATCAAATGCCTTTATTCAAAATGGTAATTCATTTGGAGCTACTGCATTATTAGGAACAAATGATAATCAATCATTAGCTTTAGAGACTAGCGGATCTACAAGATTATTTATTTCAAATACCGGAAATGTTGGTATTAGAACATTAGTACCAAGCGCATCACTTCACGTAGCAGGAACAACATTATTATCATCATCATTCAATACCGCAATATCAGGATCAACATTAAAAGTCCAAGGTAGTGGTTCAGCCCTGCCAATATTTACAGTTGTAGGTTCTCAAGGAGAATTATTTTCAATTAACGATTCATTATCAGGATCATTATTTTCTGTTAATGATATATCTGGATTACCAATATTAGAAGTATTTAGTGATAATACTATATTACTAGGAAATTATCAAGCTCCGACATTATATACCACAAATAGAATAGCATCGACAGCCTTAGGATCAAATATTATTTATTCATTCCCTACAAGCTCTTATGACGGCGTTTTTATGGACTATACCGTAAAGAGTGGATCTAATGCCAGAGCAGGAAACTTCGCAGCAATATGGTCAGGTACGGCGGTAAATTACATGGATAATTCAACTACGGATTTTGGCTCGACAACAGGTATGGTATTATCAGGAAGTATATCAGGAAGTAATTTAGTTGTCTTTGCAAGTGGAAGTTCTGCAGGGTGGACATTTAAAGGAATTATAAAATCAATTTAATATAAGTTATGAGTTTTAATTATTCACCGAAAATAATAAATGACAGCAGTTTAGTATTATATTTAGATGCTGCAAATAATAGATCATATCCTAAATCAGGTACTACTTGGAATGATATTTCAAAAGGAGCGAGTACTGCAACATTAACAAATGGACCGACGTTTAGTAGTGCTAATAATGGAAATATTGTATTTGATGGTGTAGATGATTTTTGCTCTACTACTTTAATAAAGACTTTTACAAGCATGACAATACAAGTTTGGTTTTATAAAAACGGAGCATCAGTTTCATTCTTTTCAGGTTTAGTAGCAAGTAGGGGTGGAGCAGGTGGAAATATAACAGGGTTATTGATAAATGGTGGAGGTAGTGAATGCTTAGGATATAATTGGAATGATGCAGTAAATACATATAGTTGGAACTCGGGATTAGTATTACAGGATAATGCTTGGAACTTTTTATCTTTAACGGTGACTCCAACATTAGCAACAGGATTTTTAAATGGAGTATCTGCTACTAATACTGTAAATCATGCATCAACAACTATAGCAAACTTAGCAATTGGGAAAGATTATATCTCTGAAAGACTTGTACGTGGTAGTATAGGATTAGTATTTATTTATGATAAAGCATTATCTACAGCTGAAGTAGCACAAAACTATAACGCAACTAAAACAAGATACGGACTATAAATTATGGCAGGAAGAATAGCATATTACGGAAATATAGTCAAAGAAGGATTAGTCTTAAACTTAGATGCGGCAAAGAAAGATTCATATCCTGGATCTGGAACTGCATGGAGAGATATTTCAGGGACTACTATTACCGGATCATTAATAAATGGGCCAACATTTAATACTTCGGGAAGCGGTACTATTGTATTTGACGGAGTAGATGATTATGCTAATTTAGGTAATATATTATTTAATAGTGCAAGTGCAACTACAATAGATATATGGGTTAGTTTTCCTAGTATGGTTGTAGGTAAATATCCTATATCTAAAGGATCAGCAGGAGATGGAATATATACTTTTATTATGTATACAGGACAAGGTCCTTCAGGAGGCGGTTCTAGTTATGTAAGATTTTCTATGGGTAATCAAGCCGGGACAATATCTACTAATATAGAATATAGTTTTTTAAATTGGAACCAATGGTATAATTTTACTTATACATATAATGGTTTATTTGTAACTGGATATAAAAATGCGGGCACGCCCTTATCTAGCTCATTATCTGGAAATTTACATACAAATACATCTCCTATAAGCTTAGGAGTGGATAAATATAGTGCCTATGGTGCCGCTAATATTTCAAGTTTTAAAATATACAACAGAGCATTAAGCGCAGCAGAAATAACACAAAACTATAACGCAACAAAAGGAAGATTTGGACTATAAAATAATAATATGGAATTACAAGATTACGAAACAAGAAACTTTATGATATTTAATATATCAGAGCTATCTAATATTGATTTTACTCAAGTATTAGAAACATCAATTGATACTATAAGAAAGTCAGTAGATGAAACTAAAACATTCGTTAAATGGGACGGTGCAATACCAACATGTGTTGAAACATTATTAACAAAAGAAGGACCATATACTTATGAAGAAATATTAGTTATATTAGCTACAGCAGAATGGTCAGCTCCAATGCCTTTTAATATATGAGTACTTTAACAGGAGGACAAGGTAATATAATTACTAATGGATTAGTATTAAGATTAGATGCTGCAAATCCTAGATCATATCAATCAGGAAGTACAACATGGAATGATTTGAGTAGTAATGTAAAAAATGGGACATTAACTAATGGCCCGACTTTTAATACTTCATCAAGCGGTGCTATTAGATTAGATGGTGTAGATGATTATATTTCAGTACCTGATATTATATGTACGGGAGTAGGATTTACAGGAACTATTGAAATTATAACTAACTGTACAGGAAGTTTAATTCACAATGAACGAGAATCTGATAACCAAGGAGACGGTTATTTTTACACAACATCTAGCGGAAGTTTAGCTATTGGGGTTAATTCTAATGGTAATCCTCCATATACTTATTCTCTAACTTCATCAATACCAGGTAAATTAAATCAAGTTAATCATTATATAGCATCTTACACAACACCTTCATCTACTGGTACTATGAGTGGTATATTAGGTACAAATGGAGTATTTGAAAGTCTTTCAACTTCAATTGTTGTAAATGGAACTATATCTAATTATTTAAATATTAATATAGGAAGACAAAGAAACTTTACCTATGGAACATTTTATAGTAGCCCAGGAAATATATATATTGTAAGAATATATAATAGACGATTATCACAACAAGAAATGTTACAAAACTATGACGCAACCCGAGCTAGATTCGGAATATAATAATAAATAATAACAATATGAAATACTTAATTCAAATGGAATTTATACCTAATTGGGATATCTGGGTATCACACCTAGAACCAACAGATCCTATTTACGAATATGATAATGAGCAAGAAGCATTAGACAAAGCAGCAGAGCTACAAGAAAATGACCCTACAGGAAGAAAATATCGTGTAATTGAACAATAACCGATATTTATTAATATAACCATTAGTGGAAAGCGAAACTAATAAATTATGGCAAATGAATTCATAGCAAGAAACGGTCTTATAGCTCAAAATAATACTACTATTACTGGTAGTTTAACTGTAACGGGACCTATAACAGGATCTATATCAAGTGCATCATTTGCAACAACAGCATCTTATGCAATGAATGGAGGAAGCGGTGGCGGAATAATATCATTTCCATTTAGTGGTAGTGCTGTAATAAGTGGCTCATTAGAAATCAAAAACCAAGCACTTACATTACCATCCGGTTCAATATTTGCTCCCACTAATAATTTTACTACACTATATGCTAGCAGTTCGATATCACAATCAACAAGCTTTAATATAACTAATAGTGCTCTTAGTTTTTATGGAACTGATCAAGATAGTCCTACTAGTATATATGTAACGTTTTATGTTATAACATATTCAAATCAATACCACGCAGCAACAAGTGCTGGCTATCTTGTTAGTGATAGTAATTCTAATGGTTATACTCTTGTTATATCCCCTGGATCTGTTCAGTCACCTGCTACTATTACTGGATATGATATTTATGGTAATAATGGTGTAAATTGGAAAAGACAAAATTATCTCTCAGCGGGGGCTGGTCCTTTTTATATAGGTATTGATGACACTTTATCTGCGGGGTATGGTTGGGTTATAACTTCGTCATTACCAAATTTAACAAACTTACCAGTACCTGGATATAGTATTAATAATAATATAGGTATTAGTAAATCTTCATCATTAAATGGTGTTTTAGATATTAACGGAAATACAATAATTACAGGTTCATTAAATGTAACAGCAGGTATAACAGGATCATTATTAGGGTCAGCTTCATTTGCATCGACATCATCTTATTTAAATACATTAAATCAAAATGTATTTATAACTGGTTCTTTTACTATTACTGGTTCTACAATCACTACCGGATCCGTTATAGAAAATACAAGAGCTTTATCTATAGCCTCAAACACAGCATCGTTAAATTTAAATAGTGGTAATTTCTTTACCTTACAGCTTGTGCCAAATACTAATACTTTTATTAATCCCAGTAATATTACACCTGGCCAAACTACAACCATGTTAATATCAACTACAGGATCCGCTACTGTATCATTTTCACCTTCCGTATTACAAATATCTGGATCATCATATATACCAACTATTACAACTGGAAAAGATTTAATAAATATGATTTCATTTAATACTTCATCTTTATACTTAGTATATATCAAAAATTTAATATAAATGGCAAACGAATTTATAGCAAGAAATGGATTAATCTCCCTTAAAGATTCAACAATAACAGGTAGTTTAACTGTAACAGGAACTATAACAGGATCTATATCAAGTGCATCATTTGCAACAACAGCATCTTATGCAATGAATGGAGGAAGCGGTGGTGGAAATGGGACATTTCCATTTAGTGGAAATGCGGTAATAAGTGGCTCATTAGAAATCAAAAACCAAGCACTTACATTACCATCTGATTCAATATTTGCCCCTACTAATAATTTTACAACATTATATGTTAGTAGTTCAATATCACAGTCAGCTAGTTATAATATACTTACTGGTAGTATTAGTTATGGTGGAATATTTGATACTGCTTATGCTAACTTAGATTCTACATTTTACATTATAGCATATTCAAACCAATACCATTCAGCTACTAGTCCCGGTGTTAGATTTACTGATGGTACTCTTCAAGATTATGAAATTTATTTTAACACGGCATCAGTTCAATTACCTGCCGTTATCACTGGATATGATATATATGCCTATAATTGGCTTAATAGTACTTGGTATAGAAATATAAACTTTCTTTCATATACTGGTAGTAATATGATAACATACTTATACAGTGGTATTTATAGTAATGTAGATGGATGGTATACAACCTCATCTTTATTAAGTTTAACAAACCTCCCGGTACCTGTATATAATACTTATAATAATGTAGGTATTAATAAATCTTCATTATTAAATGGAGTACTAGATATTAATGGAAACACAATAATTACTGGCTCATTGATAGTAACTAGTGGAATAACAGGATCATTATTAGGAACAGCATCTTTTGCTTCAACAGCATCATTTGTAAATACTTTACGACAAAATATAATAATAACTGGTTCATTAAATATAACAGGATCTGTAAATATAACAGGATCTGTAGCCGGAAATACAATAGCATTAACAATAGCATCAAATACAGCTTCATTAGATTTAAATAGCGGTAATTTCTTTACATTACAATTAGTGCAAGGTTCTAATACCTTTATTAATCCAACAAATATTAAAACAGGTCAAACAGCAAATATATTAGTATCAACTACAGGATCCGCTACAGTATCATTTCCATCTTCCGTATTACAAATATCTGGATCATCATATATACCAACTATTACAACTGGAAAAGATATAGTGACTATGGTTTCATTAAATACTTCTTCTTTATACTTAGCATATGTTAAAAATTTAATATAATATGATATTTTCACCTTTTAGTTTTTTATCAACTATTCCTTTATTTAATTTTACAACTCAAGCATTAGCTTGGCAAACTGCTATTGTAGCAAATGGCGGATCTATGCCTAATGATACACTACAAATATTTGATAATTATTTCTTCAAACCTATGATATCTGCTAGTTTACTTACTGAATTTGATAGAATAAACATATATGTTGGTACTGGCAATCAAATAGCAGCAAGAACTAGTTTAGTTAGTTCTAGTACATATCTTGTAACTCCCGTATCATCTCCAACTTGGGCTAATACACAAGGATACCAATCAGCAGGTGCTGGTAGTTATTTAAATTTAAATTATACTCCATCAACACAAGCTGTTAAATATTTACAAAGAGGAGCTACAGCATTTTATATAGCTAAATCACCAAACATGGTTACCACTAGAATAGCTATGGGTGGTCATACAACTGGTATTAATACTTTATCAAGAAATGCATCAGGTAGTGGTACATTTGTTTCATCAATTAATGCTGGTGCAAATGCTAATTTAACTAGCGGTCAAGCATATACTGGATCTGTTATGCATATGGCTGCATTTTCAGGTAGTGGTACTACTAACTCTGTTAGACAAACTATCTATATTCCCACAGTAGGGGCTATTATTTCAGGCAGTGGTGGTAATATTACTACTGCCGTTTTACCAGCAGCATCCCAATTTGAATTAACAAGCAATACTAATGGAACACCTGCTGGTAGCTATGAAACAGGAACTTATCACATGATATCAGCTCATGGTGGTTTTAAATTATATCAAAGTGGCTCTACCGTATATTCAATATTATCAAGTTTATTTACACAATTAGGAGTATAACAATTATGAATGTTTTAAAAGCAACAGATGAACAAAAAGAACAATTAGAAGGATTTTATGCAAACGGAGCATATCTTCGATTTGTTAAAGACTCATTTGATAATAATGTAGTTACTGACGCAGTATTATATGATGATAGTTTTTTAAGTATTAGAGAAATACTTTATTCATTACCTATAATAGAATATGTAGATATAATAGAATAAGTAAATTAAATTTGGATATATAAAATAAATATATTATATTACTACTATGGAAACAATAAAAATTAAACTAGGCCAAATATTTGAGCTTGACGCCGAAATTAATGGCATTTCAAGTACTAATGAATTAGGAGAGCAAGTTACATTAATAAAGGGGTTTATAAACGAATCCCTTTCTTTAACTACTAAATATTGGTTACTTGAATTAAATAAGGAAGTCAATAAAGTAAAATCCTCATTAGAATCTTTACGAGATGAATTAATTAAAAAATACGGCGTAGAAGATAAAGAAACAGGAAAAATAATAATTTCATTATATTTACTAGGTACAGAGGAATTTGATGATAATAATAATATAATTAACGGCACTCCTAATCCAATCTATATTGAGTTTCAAAAAGAATATTCAGATCTAATAAATGATGATTTAGAGATTAAATATAAACCAATACCATTATCAGTTTTAAGCAGAATAGAAACAGAATCAGTATATCCTTTCATTTTACAAAATTTAATAATAACAGAATAATAAACTATGGCAAACGTAACAAAACTATCTAACGAAGAGTTAGAAGAATTAAAATCAATCCAATCAAAGTATTTGGAATTGACAGCTCAATTAGGGCAAGTGAATTTAGAGAAGATTTCTTTAACATTAGCATTACAAGGTATTGAAGAAGAACTTTCTAAATTACAAGGAGTATTTTTAGAGCTAAAAGAACTAGAATCTAAAATTCAGCAAGCATTTACCAAGAAATATGGTATTGGTACTGTAAATTTAGAATCTGGAGAATTTATTTCGGAGGTTTGATCTTAAGATAATATAATTATATTCGTAGGAAGAATCTTTCTACACAAATCACGAAATTTATAACTTTAACAAATAATGACAACAGAAAGAATTATTAGCCCAGGCGTCTTTACCAACGAGAATGATTTATCATTTCTTCCAGCAGGTATTGCCCAAATTGGAGCAGCCTTTGTAGGTCCTACATTAAAAGGGCCGGCGTTAGTACCAATGCAGGTATTAACGTATCAAGATTATCAAGTAATGTTTGGAGGTGAAGATTCATCTCAGACTTACATCCCTTATGCAATCAAAAATTATTTAAAAAATGCGGGATCTGCTATGGTAGTTCGTATTTTAGGTAATGGTGGTTGGAACTTTACTACAACAACAAATAAGTTGGCCGCTGTTGTATTAGCCTCTACAGGGTCAACGATTACATATCAAATTATATCAGGTTTACATCCAGCAAAAAATAATAGCGATGCTAATTTAGATTTAAGAGCTTCGACAGCAGTAAGCGGAAATATTTATAATAGTTTTACATTAACAGCATCAGGAAGTAACTTAACAGCTAAATCTTACAATGTATCTATTAATCGTCAAAATACTAACTTTATTACTAAAGTAATCGGAAGCTCTCCAGAATCAACTAAGGTAAGTTCTACAAGCTATAATGATGGTATTTATTCGTATGTTACATTCCAAGATTTTAGTACTAATATATCTAATGGATATGGAGTTACTATTCCAGGTACATCATTAACATCTTTAGGAAATCAAGCAGGTATATATACCACAGCTTTATCAGTTGGATATATAAATGGGTCTTCTTTGGCAGGTACTGCAGCATACGCATCAAGTAGCGCAGTAGACCAAGGGTGGATTAATCAGGGAGCATTATGGGTTATGACAGTCACTACTGCTTCTTTAAAAGCAGCTATGCCTATAGAATCATTTAATGCTTTAACAGGTTCTCCATCTTATTTAAATTTTGCTTTAGGAACTACTTCTAATCCATATACTAATTTAGCTGGTTACGATTATTTCCCGACATTAACCACATATAACGCCGCGTCAGGCTCATTTACATACTATCAACAGTATGTTTCAATATATTATAATGGAACTACATCTAATATAGATTGGAATACATATACAGGTACAGTAACTCCTACGAAAGTAATTTATCCAGTAGTTTCTGGAAGTTCTACACCAGCAACATTTATACCAGCCGTTACAGTAATAACATCTTCTTATAATGTTTATTTCCCAGATTATGATAATGCAGCTACCCCTTGGATTACATCAGGAGTAGTAACTGGAGTAAATGGTGCTAGAAATACTCAAAACTTATTTAAATTCCATCATTTATCAGATGGTATAGATACTAATAAAGATATCAAAATTAGTATTACTAATTTAAGAGAATATTCTTCTGGTAGCTATTCTACATTTGATGTATTAGTTAGAAGCTATAGCGATTCAGATAACAGAGCTAGTATATTAGAACAATATAGAAGCGTTAATTTAAATCCAGATAGCCCTCAATATATTGCAAGAGTAATTGGAGATAAATATAAAGTATTTGATACTACGACTAATAAAATTGTTGAGTATAATAACTATAATAATATTTCTAAATACGTAAGAATGGAAATGGATCCTTCAGTAGATTCAAGTGCAGTATCAGTTACATTATCTCCTAGAGGATTTAGAAAATTAAAACAAACTTATATTGGATTTACTAATGCTAATATGCCTGCTTCAGCATATACCATTTCACAAAACAGCAGTAATTTATCATATTCAAATAATACATTCTTAGGATGGAATTTTGCAAATGCAGATAACGAAAATTATTTATTACCAATTCCAGTATCTGGTTCATCAGCAACCTTAGGTGTAGCAATTGATTCAATCAATCCAGACTTTAATGTTGATAATTTAGTAATGCCTCTTAATACAGGATTGACATATACAGGTTCATTAGCTGCAAGAGTTGATATCACTGGTGTTACTGGCCCAACAGCTAATAACGTTCAGTTTACAGTTCCATTTCAAGGTGGTTCAGATGGTATGAGTCCTGCTAGAAGAAAATTAGCTGGCGCTGATATTACTGCAACTAACGTATTTGGATTTGATTTATCAACCGCTACAAGTAACGGAAGTATTAAGTATACAGATGCATTCGATATTTTATCAAATCAAGATGAGTATGATATCAATATGTTATTAGCACCTGGAGTAATCAGAAGATTATGCCCTTATGTTGCAGATTATATGATATCGACAGCAGAAAATCGTCAAGATACATTTACTATTGTAGACGTTACTGCATACGGAGATTCTATTGCAACCGCTGCAAATCAAACAACTAATATGGATAGCAATTATGCTGCAACATATTATCCTTGGATGCAAGTATTAGATGCTTCTATTAATAAACCAATTTGGGTTCCACCAAGCGTGTTAATGCCTGGCGTATTAGCTTATAATGATTCAGTAGCTGCAGAATGGTATGCACCAGCAGGTTTAAATAGAGGTGGTATTACAGATGCTATTAATATTGAAACTAAATTAAATCATTCAGAGCGTGATACATTATATGAAAATCAAGTTAATCCAATTGCTTCATTTCCTGGTCAAGGTATTTGTGCTTGGGGTCAAAAGACTTTACAACAAAAACCTAGCGCATTAGATAGAATAAATGTAAGAAGATTATTAATTACGGTTAAGAAATACATTGCATCTACTTCTAGATATTTAGTGTTTGAACAAAATACTGCTGCTACAAGAAATAGATTCCTAAGTATCGTTAATCCTTATTTGGAATCAATACAGCAAAGACAAGGTTTATATGCATTTAGAGTAGTGATGGATGAAACTAATAACACTCCTGCTCAAATAGACAGAAATTTATTAGTAGGTGACATTTATTTACAACCTGCAAAAACCGCTGAATTTATTGTTATTAACTTTAATTTAACTCCAACCGGAGCTGAGTTTCAATAAATAGCATAACTAATTTAACTTAGAAAGCAGTCCTATATCTAAAAAATATAGGGCTGTTTTTTTATGGTCGTGATATTTATATTAAAGGCGTATAATTTGAAAATATGAACCGTACACTACTTACTCAATTAATTAAAGAATGTTTAGAAGAAGTACAGAGCGAACAAACTATGTGTAATTCTTGCGCTATTAAATTTCTTCAAGAACTTAAAGCTAATCCAATAATAGGAGAAGCTGAATACCAAGGAAGAAAAGTTTCATTAGGAAAACCATTCTTAACTCCAGACGGCCCTAAGAAAAGATCAGTATATGTTAAGAATGAAAAAGGTAATGTTATTAAAGTTAACTTTGGCGATCCTAACATGAGAATCAAGAAAAATATACCAGCTCGAAGAAAATCATTTAGAGCACGTCATAAATGCAATACAGCTAAAGACAGAACATCAGCTCGCTACTGGAGTTGCCGCGCCTGGTAATAATTATATAATAAAGAAACATAAATCAATATGCCATATTCATATCATAAACAAGGTGACCAATATATCGTTACTAAAAAAGATACCGGTAAAGAAGTCGGCCGTACTAAAGGCACTAAAGAAGCATTAAATAAATACTTAGCAGCATTACATATAAATGCTAACGAAAATAAAACTATGAAAAAATCAGAACTAACTAAAATGATTCAAGAAGTCATTAAAGAAGTATTATCAGAACGATCTACTAATAAAGTAAATGAGGCGGGAGATATGTTCGTGTCTGGCGGAAACATTAATCCTGAACTAAGAAAAAAAGTAGAGCAGTTTGTTAAAAATATAGCTAAATATTATGACTACAGTGTTGATGATGCTTTCTTAGCTATAATGACTATACTTAAAGGTGGTATACGAAAAGAAACTGTAAATGAAACATATACTACAATTAAAATAGGAGATATAGTTTCTAAAAAGTATGCTTCGACAGACGAAGATTATACTAAAGAATTTAAAGTAATAGATATTACAGGGACGAAAGCTACTTTACAAGATACAAATACTGGCAGAAAAACAGGAATTGCTCTTAGTGATTTAACAAAAATTCCTATGAAAGAAGCAACTACAGATTATATGAAACGTAGAAAAGCTCAAGATGATTATGCTACTAATAAAAAAGATGCTCCTAAAAAACAAAGTAAAATGCCAGCATCTACAGGTAAGACAGATTATATGAAACGTCGTGAAGCAGAAAAGAAAATGCAAGAAGCAGCACCAGCTAAAGCTAAAGATTTAGGAATATCAGAAAAAGGATATTTTAAAGTAAAATTTCCAGCAGGAACAAGAGAAGAAGCATTAAAGTCAATCGAATCATTACTTAAATCAGATCAAGCTAAGTATCCTTCATTAAAAGTAGATATCATGCCTTTAAAAAAGGAAGAAGATAAAGATTTTGCAGTTATTAAGCTTAATGGTGAAGGAGCTCATACAGTAGGATTAAAAATGAAAGCTGCTTATAAAGATAAAGCAGGATTTAAAGGTGCAACCATCAAACCATATCATCCAACCTTTCAAAGTAAGTAATTTAGACCCAAAACCTTAACTTTAACATACGATTATATTAATCCATGGAAATTGTACACGAATTCATATCTAGCTCAATTACGGCATTCTTAACCGGGGTATTAAGCCCCGTAGCGGTATTGCTGATAAGCAGATATATTACTTATAAGAAAAGAACTAAAGACCCATTAAAAGAAGCCGCAGTACATAGCGAAGTCATTTGTAAATTAATGGATACTATTATGGAAGAAGTTGTTTGTGATAGAGTTTGGATTTCGCAATTCCATAACGGAGGTCATTTTTATCCTACAGGTAAATCAATTCAAAAGTTTTCTATGATATATGAGGCTGTTAGTAAAGACACTTATTCAATAAGACATAACTTTCAGAATATACCAATAAATCTTTTCAGCAGATCTATTAATCAATTATTAGATAACGATAAAATTATTATAGTAGATTATAAAGACGAAGAAACATCTACTTATGGATTACGTTATATGGCTAATGAAACAGATTGCAAATCTTCATATTTATTTGCATTAAAAAGCATTGACGGTAAAATGATTGGTATTATTGGAATAGAATACACTAAACGTAAAAAATCATTATCAGACGAATTATATAATGATTTAAAACTACATACCGTACAAATAGCTACATTATTAGATACGTTTCTTCACACAAAATAAAAATGTATTGGTTTTTGAAGACCGATAATAATTATATTAAATAACAAATATAAACATATAAAAATATGCCAGAAATATTAGACCCATCGGAAATAATGTTCCAATCATGGGAACCAAAACAAACTAACAGGTTCTTTATGTATATTGAAGGAATTCCTTCTTTCATTATTAAAGCTGCTGCAAGACCTAATTTAACATCAACTATAACTGTATTAGATCATATCAACGTAGATAGAAAAGTAAAAGGTAAATCACGTTGGCAAGACATCTCTATTACATTATATGATCCAATCGTACCTTCAGGAGCTCAAGCTATTATGGAATGGATTCGTTTGGGACATGAGTCTGTAACAGGTAGAGATGGTTATTCTGATTTTTACAAAAAAGACATTACTTTTAATTCTTTAGGACCTGTAGGTGATAAAGTAGAAGAGTGGGTATTAAAAGGTGCTTGGTGTTCAGATGTTAATTTCAATGAAATGGATTGGGCAAATGACGGAGAAGCAGTTACTATTACAGTTACTATAGCATATGATTACGCTATATTGAATTTCTAGTTTTTAGTAAAAATAAAAAAAATAGCAAAAATATTAGGAACTTTGAAACGTTTCATATATATTTGCGTTAGATAAAATAAATTATGAATAAAGAATATTTAAAGCTAGTATCTTATCTGCTACATTCAGCTACACAAGTACATGTTTTTCATCTTCAAACTAATTCATTTTCAGAGCATAGCGCTTTGAATACGTATTATGATGAAATTGTTGACTTGACAGATGGCTTAATAGAATCATTTCAAGGAAAATATGATATTTTAAAAGGATATGAAAATTATGCTTTAAATGATTATGAAAATAATGCTCAAGTAATAAAATACTTTAAAGCATTAATGAATACAGTAGATGAATTAAGGGTATCAGTTAAAAATGATTCTTATTTGCAAAACGAAATTGATAATGTCGTTAAATTAATTGCTTCGACATTATATAAACTAAGATTTTTAAAATAACCAATAAAATGTCAAAGACTATAAAATTAAAATCTCTTCTTAAAGAAGGATATGCATGGGAACGTAAAGCAGGTAAGCCTTTACCAACTATTCAAGAAGTAATGGATGAATTCCAAGCTACCCAAAAAGAAGAAGTCCCTGTTAAAGAAGCAATGACTTTAAATGATGTAATATTTACAGAAAAAGGTAAAGAATTCTTTTTAGGTATGACAGATTGGTGTCAAGCACCTGACTTTGATATGAGAGAATCTTTTAATGCTGAGTATTTAGATGGCTTTTTTAATAACGGTCAAGATATGATAAAAATGTTAGCTAAGACAGGATTAGTTCAATCTAATAATCAATTATAATAAACAATTAATATGAATTTAACATTAAACGAAAAGCTAAGATTTCAAAAACAAGCTGGAATCATTAATGAATCTCAATATAAGAAATTATTGAAAGAGGAAGAAGAAATGACTCCATCTATTAACTTTGATAGATTAAAAAAAATCTTAAATCAAGCTTCTGAAGTTACTAGTGGTAGCGGTAAAAAACTTCTTATTGGCAATATTGATAAATTTCTTAAATTTATACAATTGGCAATCACATCACTTGAAAACCAAGATGCAGATTGGGGTGATAAAGTAACTGGCACGCCATTATTATATATACCATTAAACCGCAACTATAATGGACAAGAACCCGCTAAATGGGAAGCTTTTAATAAAGTTATGGAAAAATTCTCTGAAGCATCTTATGAGAGCGAACGTGGTACTATCCCTAAAAAAATTATAAATGAGCTACGACAAGCACTAACCGCATTACAACAGTATATTGATACATTTGATGATGATTATTATTTAAAAGGTTTAAGTGGTAGAGAATTTGAAAAGAAAGAAATAAAAGATTGGTTTAAATTTGCGCCTATATGTCATATCTTAGTTAATGATAATGGAAATGAATATACGGTTGAATTTAATGATGTAAACAAAGCACTTGAATTTGTTGATAGTTTGCCTGAAACGGCAGATATTATGCTTTAATAAACAATATAACAATATTACCTTTTCCCGAGGTTACTCCGAAATTGGCTTGCAATAAAATGCGGGCCTTTTTCATGATTGATATAATTATAATAAATCATTTAATATGAACTTAACTTTAAAAGAAAGATTAGACTTGCAAAGAACAGCAAGAATCATTACAGAATCTCAATATAAACAGCGATTATCTGAAGATACTCAACGATCAGGTAATTCATATAAAGATTATCAATTAACCATTACGTATAAAAACACAAAAAAAGAAGTTACTTTTGATATAGATTCTAAACCAACTACTTTTACAGGTAAATGGGATGCAGATGATATAATAGAAATTTTTCAAGATAATTATATTAAGCCTGAAGGTAATATTATATTAACATTAAGAGATTCACGTGGTAAGATATTAAAGATAGGTAATATCGTTGGATTTCAAGATGGTAAAGATATGATGATTAATGATATGCCAATAACCCAAGATTTAAAAGAACTTGAAAAAGAAAAATCTAATAAATTATCTAACAAAGAACAAGATATTGTAGATGATTTACTTAGTTCTTTAAATGAAGGATCATTTGATTCTATAATAGATAAAATAAAAACTTATGCAAGGCGAGGATTATTAACTGCAGGTATTGCATTAGCAGTATTAGGTAGCCCTTCATTAACTGCCGCTCAAAGAGACGTTTTACGTAAAGAGCCTGCAATTGAAAATGTAATGAAAGCAAGTCCAGAAGCTAAAAAAGAATTAGCAAGTCAATATGATTGGTGGCATTCTTATTTGCAATCACCGCAATATTTACAGAGATTACAAAAAGAATTTCCTGGTAAAGATAAAAAATGGATCGAAGGTGAAAGAGATGTTAGACTTAGTAATTTACAAAGCGTAAAAAATAAAACGCAGTTTGTTAATGCAATAGCAAAAGAGTCAGGATATGTATCTGGAATGTTTATACCTAAAAAATATGAAGGCGAGCGATGGGATTATGGGCAACAAAAATGGGTTAAAAGTAAATATGAGCCTGCTTCAGATAAAAAGGGATATGATAAACAAGGAAATATTTATATTGAAAAAGGTTTTAATACCCCTGGATATGAAACAATACCAGCCCATGAATTAGGTCATGCAGTTGATGCTGGCGGTACTAGAATACCTGATGCTACTAAAGAAAAAATTTATAAATATACAGGCGGCGGTAGTCAATCTAAAGAATATAAGTCTGGTGATAAAGAATTTGATTATTATACGACACCTTCAGAATTTATTAACAGACTTCAACCTGTAAGATATTTATTACAAAAATCAAAAATATACGATGCTAAAACTAAAGACTTTACTGAACAAGATTATAATAAAATGATGAATAATCCAGAGATTCGAGGTAATGAACATTTTAAAGATGTTATGAATTCATTAAAAGGTAATAGTCAAGAAAAAAAGAAAAATTTTATAGACCTTATGAATACGATTGCATCAAATAATATAAAAGTACCGACACAACAAGACATATCTAATATAGCATAAAATATAAACACTAATATGAACTTAACATTAAAAGAAAGATTAGATCTTCAAAGAACAGCAAGAATCATTACAGAATCTCAATACAAGAAATTATTAAAAGAAGAAGAACAAGTAGATGCTAAAGATATTATTAAAGCATTTAAAGATTCTATACAAATAATAAAACAGGGCGAATCTAAAATTACGCCTAGTCCTAAAGACGGCGAGTTAGATGAGTCATTAACCTTAGCTGCTGGATTAGTTGCAAGTGCTCCGGGATTGTTAAGCATTTTAGGCAAATCAATAAATGGTTTAGTTAATTTCTTTTCGATTGGCGAATATACTACAACTATAGTTGGTGATGTACTTAAAAAGTGGGGAGAAGAATTAGAAGATGCGTATATAGGTGGTATTGGGGCTTTATTACAAAAAGCATTCCCAGAAAAATATCAACTTCAAAATGCTCATGATAAGTCTTCAGAATTGTACGATATGTCGCATTTTATATATATGAGTTTATTAGCAGCCTGTGCTTTACATGGAGCAGCAGGATTACAACATGCACATTCTTTACTTGCTGCAACAGGAGAAGGTAGTTTAGTTGGACTTAAATCTAAGGAAATATTAGATTTAGCAGCTAAGATAAATGCTGCCTAATATCTATTATCCGAGATAATTATAATAAATAATACCAATTAAACCGTTATGACACAAATAGTAAACGAAAACTATCCATTGGATAAAACATCAATCCAGGAATTAAAAAACAGTCTTATTCAGAACTATAACCAGAATGAAATTAAAAAGCATAATTTTCCTACAGAGATAATATCTTTGCCATCCAAAGGATTATTATATTCTGAAGATTCGCCATTAAGAAATGGAACAATTGAACTAAAATATATGACAGCGTCAGAAGAAGATATTCTTACGACTCCATCATTAATTAAACAAGGAATTGTATTAGATAAATTGTTTCAAGCATTAATCGTAACGCCCATTAAATATAATGATTTAATCGGAGCCGACAAAGATGCTATAATGGTTGCATCAAGAATATTAGGATATGGTAAGTTATATGAAGCAACATGTACTTGTCCAGAATGTACTAAAGAATCTAAAGTATCTTTTGATTTAACTCAATTAAATGAAAAAGAATTTGATATTGATAAAGTTGAAATGATTGCCCCTAATGAATTTAAATTTATACTTCCAACAACAAACAGAGAAGTTACGTTTAAGTTACTTACCCATGGTGATGAAAAGAAAATTCAGCTAGATCTAGAAAATCTTAAAAAGACAAATAAATCAGGTATCAGCAAAGATTTAACGACAAGATTAAAATCTATCATTACTTCAATAGATGGCGATACTAATAAAGTGTCAATTATACATTTTGTTGATAATGAATTATTTGCTCAAGATTCAAGAGCATTAAGAGAGCATATTAAAACAATCTCACCAGGAATAGATTTTAATATGGACTTTACTTGCCAAGAATGTTTATACGAGGGTAAATTAAATTTACCTGTTGGAGTGGATTTCTTTTGGCCTGGGGCCTAACTATAGGCCCATTCTGCATACGGAAATATTTAATTTAGTATTTCATGGGAAAGGAGGATTTACGTGGGAGAGCGTGTATTCCTTTCCAGTATGGCTCCGAAGATTTTACATTAAGCAGATTAATGATTTTAATACTAGAGAGAATGAAGAGATGAAAAAGCAAACCGAAGGTACTAATAATAAAGTACCTAAGATATCTAAACCCAATTTTATGAAAAAGAAGCCCTAAGCAAAAAGGGCTTTTTTACTGTATAACGATAATTAATAATATAAAAGAGTATAAAGATATGTTAACATCAATATTAGCAAATACATTAATTGCATTATTTCCTAAATCATTCGCAAAGCGTCAACAAGAATTCTTCAAGAAAAAAGAATTTATCGAAGCTACATATAAAGCTAAAAATGCCGCTAAAAATGCTAATAAGACTATGAAAGTATATCAAGAAAAAAATAAAGGTACTAAATATACTAAACCATCTTCTACTAATAAAAACTTTAAATAATTAAGTTATGGCAAGTAGAACACCTGAGGACATAAAAAGAGATAAATTAGCAGATATTTATGAACAGCAATTAAAACAAGATGCTGCTAGAAATGACCTCGTCAATAAAACGGCAAAACAGCGTGCTGCTGCTGAAAAAGAATATCAAAAACTATTAAAAAATGAGCTAACGATATTAGAGCAAATTGCTAAATTAAAACAGCGAGAGGAAGATTCTTTAGATTCTATATCAAGAAAGTTACAAGATCAAATTAAATCATTAGCAGATAAAACTGATAAAACTGATGAAGAAAATGATCTATTAAGTAAATCTAATATACTTCAAACTAAAATTTCAGAAGGAATTAAAACCGGTACAGCTAATACAAGAGATTTAGTAAATGAATATAAAGATGTTATTGACTCAATGCAAAAAGCAATTAAATTGCAGAATGAATCTGAGAAATCTGCAAAAGAATTTTTATCAGATATTACTACCCGAATATCACAGATACCATTAATAGGCGGAGCATTATCAAAAGGATTTAATACTTTTTTAAAGTCACCTAAAGGAACTGCATTATCTAAAAAAATTGCAAACAAATTATTTAATCCAGGATCAGCTGCAGAGTCTAGTAAGATGATGTCAAATGCTGGTACAGGTGCAGCTACAGTTGCTGCAGGTATTGCTGTTGCAAAAAAAGGATTTGAATTAACTACAAAAGAATCTGAAATTAGAAAGGATATTAGAAGAACATTAGGATTAACTAATTCAGAAGCTATCGACTTTAGGGATACTAGTTTAAGTATGTTGCGAGATACTAATTCAATGGCTACTACACAAGAAGAAATCTTAAAAGCTTCTAGCGAACTTCAAGATACATATGGTCATATGGCAAATTCTAATACAAAGTTAATGAATAGTCAAATAACATTAACTAAAGGATTTGGTCTTCAAGCCCAAGAAGCTGAATCTCTTAATGTATTAGCAGATGCTACGGGTCAAAGTTACGATGAACAATTAACATCGACTGTAGCAATGGCTCAAGCAGTAGGTAAAGTATCTAAATTTGGTATGAATGTTAATAAAATTATGGCGGAAGTCGCAAATTTATCAGCATCTATTAAAGCAACTTTAGGCGGTAGTGCAGCAGCAATGGCTAAGGCAGTTATTCAAGCTAAATTAATGGGTACGACATTGCAACAAATGGATGGTGCTGCTGACAATTTATTAAATATCGAATCATCTATAGAAGCTCAAGTTACTGCTCAGTTAGTAACAGGTAAAAATATTAATTTAGATAGAGCAAGATTATTCGCTTTAAATAATGATTTAGTTGGCGTAGCAAGAGAACTAACAAAACAAGGAATCGATTATGCGTCATTCGGAAAAATGAATCGCGTAGAACAACAAGCAACTGCTGCAGCAATGGGAATGCAAAAAGATGAGTTTGCAGATATGTTATTAAAGCAAAAAATGTATGCTGCAGTTGGGGCAGATATTAATGCAACAGATCAAGCACAAATAGATGCTGCAGAAACTCAGATATCATTAAAAGCAAAAGCAGGCGATGCCGACGCTAAAAAATATATTGCGGATCAAAAAGCTTTAAGCGTTCAAGAAAGAATGACGGCAGCTGTAGAATCTATGGCAGGATTTTTTAATATGTTAGGCCCAATTATAATGGGATTGGGTATAGGCATAACTATATTAGGTGTAGCACTTGCAATAGCTGCTATCGGTGCTATATCGTTAATGAGCGCATTAACCCTCGGAATTGGTGCAATAGCAATTGCTGGGGCTATAGGTTTGGTAATGGGAGTAGTTAATGGATTTACACAAAGTGTATCTGATGGTGAAGCGCCAGCATCAAAAGGGCCATTTACTATTACAGATAAATTTGGAGCTACTGCAGTAACGCAAACAGGAGATGGCGTTGTTGTATCTCCTAATATATCAAGAGACTCAGCACAGTCTAATACAAATACCGTAGTATCAAATAATAAAGAAACTAATGATTTGTTACGACAATTAATTGCAAAGGTAGATCAACCAACTAAAGTATATGTAGGCATGGATGCTACTAATAAAATTTATAATCAAGGATCAATGAATAAAAATCTTCAAGCTGAAGCATAATAGACTATCATAAAAATGTCAATACTAGATTTAAAATCAAACTTATCGAACTTTAGAAAGCCGTCGACAGTTAAAGAACAGGAGAAACAAAAATTAAAAGAATCTCCGATCATTAAACCTGTTTATAGCACGTCTAATACACTTAAAAATACTCCTGATATAAAGATAAATAAAGTAGATAATTCTACGTCTATTCAAGTATTAGGGGCTAAAAAAATAGATTATAAACTATTCTCTATCAACACTAATAGAGGAAGAGGAATACCTGCTATATCTACATTATTTGGAAAGGATATTTTAAATAAAAAATCTTTATTTAAGAAGTTTACTCCTGGTAATATAGTAAAGGTATCTGAATATAAAACTCAAAAGCCCGTTAATATTACTAAAGTATCTAATTTTGTTAAAATTACTCCTATTGGTATTCAACATATTTCTACTTTCAAAGCAATACTTACAATCTTAAAAAATAAAGTAAGTGAGTATAAGCAAGTATTTCCTAAAGCATTACCAAAGATTAGCGAGTATATAGATCAATCTCCAAGAGCATTGCCAAAGATTAGTGAATACATTTATCAATCTCCTAGACCTTTGCCAAAAATAAGTGAATATATTTATCAATCTCCTAGAGTATTATCTAAACTAAGTTTATATAAAGATCAAAGACCTAATATTTTAGATAAGTTAAGTCTCTATAAAAAATTGGCTGCAAATGGTTTTGATGATTTACAATCAGGGGCTAGGGGATTTACATTATATCAAACCATAACCCAATATCTAGGATTAGATACTGGTACATTAACATATACATATCCAAAGACAGTAAAGTTTGGAAGATTAAATAATAGATTATCATTTACTGGTCAAGGATTAAAAGGTTTTGATGATTTAACATCTGGCGCTATAGGATTTATTGAAGGGCAAAAATTAAATACTGTAGCAAAAGTATCGCAATATTTAGGAATACTCGGTAATACATATACATATCCAGTAACAGTAAAAAATGGTAATATTTTAAATAGGAGTCAATTTTTTTCAGATATTAAACATGGATTTCTTTTAAATGGGACAGAAAGAAGATTTGATGGTGATTTAGCAGCGACTCACTTTTACAGAACATATTATACTGATAAAAAGCCATATACCTCATCTACAGGTATAAATGGTGATGATTTACGAACTTACTTTACTAGAACTAATTCTCCTTCTGCTAGAGATTGGATGTATACTAAATTTAATTTAAGAGATAATTCATTTAATACTGGGTTAGCTTTATTTAATCAGCCATTAATCTTAACTGGTATACAGCGTAAAGACTTTGTAAAAACAGGATTTTATCCATGGGAGACTTGGAACTTTGATGATGGATTTATTAGGGGTGGTGTTGTAACATCAACTCAAAGGGCAATTGTAGATGTTCTTCGTATTGGAAAATGGATGGCTTCTGCAAAAGGATTATTATTTATAACGCGTCAAGCAGGCCTTCAAGCTTCAGCTCCTAATACAGAAGCTGACCCTTTTGTAGGAAAACGTGCTGGTAATGGCGCATTAACATTAATAAGTTCATTAGCTAATACTGCTACTCAACATTTGGGTATTAGATTTAGAAAAGATGCTTTTTTACTTAAAACTAGAACTACATATTCTAGTGTGATGTTAGCAAAGCAGATAGCAGAAACTGAAGATCCGACTTTAACTCAAAATAGATTAAGAAAACTTTACGAAAATTTAATCTTAGGAACCGGCACTTATTCTTTATCTGGCCCGAAGGGAATATTCGGAGGCCCTCAGTCAGTATATGGCATTGGCTCGACAACTATTAGAAGGGTTGTTAATAGTGTAGATGATTTAAGTTATAATTATTTGAAAACTCCAATAAACGTTGTTAGTAATGATTTTAATTCTGACGATACTAAATATGTCAATGATCCTTATATACGATTTCCTAGTATAACAAACTTCGTACCTAATTATATGAATAGCGGGCCGGGTAATAGATATGTTTTAAGAATTGCATTACCCCAAAACGAATATTTTGATAGTATAAACTCATCTAATAATCAAAATATAAATGGTAATTATTATACTTTAGGGTATGGAGGTATTGGTACACAAGGAGATATAAATAAAGGCTTAAATACTACTAACGTTACTAACTTTCTTCTTAATGATACATTTAAAGATGTAAAATGGATTCCTACCCTAGGTAGATTTAGCGGAGATATAACAATTCAAAATTATACCCAAACTAGTCAACATATAAGAAAAAAACTTAAAGTACCAGATTATGGCAGACGTGGTAAAGATTTAAGAAATCCATTAGATGGGCCTTTTATGAATAAATATACTCCAGGCGGCCCTGGTATGGCAGATCCTATTTGGAAGATAAACCAAACAGATGAAGAAGCCGTAGATGATTTTATAAAATTCATGTTTCATGATTTAAATACTAATGAAAGATTTAGATTTAGAGCTTACATAGAAAATGTATCTGAAGATTTTAGTCCCGAATGGCAAGAAGTAAAAATATTAGGAAGGGCAGATAGTCCTTATATTTATCAAGGATTTAGTCGTACTGTACAAATATCATTTAAAGCCGCTGCATTATCAAGAGCAGATTTAATGTTAATGTGGGACCAACTAGAAAGATTAGCTAAAACGACAGTTCCAAAGTATAATGATACTTATAAAATGAAAGGCCCGTTAATTAAATTTACTTTGGGTAATTGGTTTATAAATACACCAGCATTTATTAAATCTTTATCATATACAGTTGATAATGATACGCCTTGGGAAATTAACTTAAGTGATTCTGGAATATATTTAGGAGACAATAAAGAATATAATGTCGGCGAATTACCTATGACAGTATCAGTTCAAGTATCAATGCAAATATTTGGGGAAGTAAGACCGGCCAGCACTCATACACAACCTACGCCAGATGGTATTACAGAAAGTACACATTATGGTGCAGGTCATTTATATCCATTAGGTGTAGATAAATTAAGAACGAAGCGTCAAACTGCATTAATGGGTAATTCAAGTTTAGTAGATCCTGAAGACGATGCTCTTATTCCAGTTGAAATACCTCCTAGGCCATTACCTGCCGTGACATTACCTCCTCTAGCTGAACCAACTCCTCCTGGAGTACCAATATTATCAAGACAGCCACCTGCAGCAACCGCACCAGCACCAGCCGCGGCAAAAGAAACAATGGAGCAAAAAATGCTTAGAGAAAAATATGATTTAATACAGAACGCTCCTGAAAATAGTAAGTCGATACAAATTATACATTACAAATAATTTATCTCTGATATTTATTAATATATGAATAGATATCAAGACCTTTCAATTATTAAAGATCAAAATGGAAGACGTAAGTTTAAAACTACGTTTATACCATATATTGATAAATCAGATAATGATATATATGTTATTACTGACCCTTCTGATAGATTAGATTTATTAGCAGATCAATTTTATGGAGATTCTACAGGATGGCCAATAATTGCAACTGCTAATAATTTAGGGCAAGGAACTTTAAATGTTGAAGCAGGAATACAAGTACGTATACCAGACCCAACAAAATATAGAGATTATATTATTCAAATTAGCAGATTTAATTCTCAAAGATAAAATAAATAGTTATGCCTTTAAATTACCAATTTTATAATAACGTTACTCAAGACGTTAAAGATGAGATATATCGAAGAGAGAAATTATATTGGCCATCTGGTCATGTTAGCAATGATGCATTAGCATGGAACTATCAAAAGACTGCGTATATGATTTTAACTGCATTAAAAGTAACTCCTAAATCAGTTGCATATAATTCTCCAGCCTCTACTGTACCGCCTCTTACTCCTGCACTAACTACTACTAAACCACCAAGACCAGATTGGAGATCTGCTACAGTAGGAGATTACCAAGCAAACGCAATAGCATCTAAGCCAGTTACGATAGAAAAATCATCAGAAGTTATAACTAGAATAACTACTCCTAACGCGCCTATTTTAGATTTATATGGCCCCAATTATACAAATTCTACAGGCACTTTGCGAGGCGCCGTCCTTACTTCAGCTACAATAGGAGTTGAAGGTACATATGGATCTATTTTACGAATTATCGTTAATTTTACGGTATTTGATAAAGACGAATTAGATAAGTATATGAATAACTTTCTTCGCCCTGGCGTAGATATAGGATTGGAATATGGATGGACTGTAAATGAAAAGCTTAATGTTAATACTGGTAATATAACAGGTACCGTTTTTAATTTTTCATTCGCAGCTAATGAAGATGGAAGTTGGCAATGTACTTTACATGCATTTGGCCCATCAGCTATGACTTATGGATTTAATGTTGATGCTAAAGATGCAGAAAATACTACACCTGACCCTTCAAATTATAAAACATACGGATTATTAGAATTATTTCGTAGTGTTGTAGATCAAGTTGACGATTTATATACTAATGGAGAGCTAATCACTGGTGGCGCAGTTGTCGTAAAAAAGGTATATGCTTCACAAGCAATACCAGTAAAAGCAAAAAATGATAGTACATATCCATATAACCCAGATAAAAAAGAAGGACCTATATTTTATATTTATAATTTGCCATCAGAATTTAGCCCAGCATCTTCATATACTTCCTACGGAAACCAATATGCTCCTGGGGGTACGACTACAGGAACTGGTGCAAAAATTACAAATTCTAAACCTATGGCATATATTACTCTAGGTAATTTAGTTGAATTACTTAATTCTAAAATTAATGCAATATCTAAACGATATTTACCAACATATGAATTTTTACAAGACGGTGTTAATATATGTGTTGGTACTGGATTAAATGAAAGATTTCTTCAAACAGGTCCAGCAGATTCATCAAAATTTGGATTTACTACTCAAAGAAATGGAGCGCTTGGGTCTGCGGCAGCTCAATCATCATTATCATTAAGGGGTACGTCAGAATCATTTAGTGGGCAGTTAACAGGTCCTAATATTGCATTGCAAAACTTAATTTTAATAAATGTACAATTTATTGTAGAAGAATTACAAAAAATTATTAGCGGAGATAAAAACGTACAAAATAAAAAATTAACATCATTTTTAAATTTATTGTTCGCTCAAATAGAAACTGAAACAGGAGGTATAATAGATTTAACCCTTATACCTAATAGGGATAGTGATGGTAATATAATAAGTATATTAATACAAAATAAAAATGGAGATCCAGACAACGCATCGACAAGCATAACCCCATTTTCTATACCTATGATGACTAAAAATTCAGTAGTACGTGCTATGAATATAGAATCTAAAATTCCAGATGCGATAGTAACAGAAGTAGCAACGTATACCAGGGCTGGTTTAAGTTATGGTGAAGAAGAACAAATAGATGTTAAAAGCTCAAATGATCAGAAAAAAATACTATTAGATGAATTGCTAAAATTAAATACTGATTATCTTACAAACTTAGCTGGCACAGATACAACGAAAACGTCTTCAATAAATCAATGGAGGACAAGCGTAAGAAATATATATAGAAGATTAGCATCTATAGAATCATCATTAACATTAAATTCTGACGGATCAATACAATCAATAAATAATATAATGGATTTAAAAACTGCCGTATTTCCAATTTCATATAAAGTGACTTTAGATGGTATAAATGGATTTTTATATGGAAATGCTATTACTACTAATTGGCTACCTAAGCAATATAGAGATGATAGAGTATATTGGACAGTTAAGACAATTACGCATACTATACAAAATAATGATTGGACTACTGAATTAGAAGCTATATATAGAGTAAAAGAAGTAAAAAAATAATGGCTAACAGACCTAAAATATATTATCCTCAAGACCAAATAACTGCAGGACTTAAAACATCAGGAAAAGAATGGATGTTAAGGGATGGCACTGAATTTAAAGGATTTTATCATACCTATAAAGATGGTATGGTGATGACGGGCTTTGATTATAATCAAGCTACCTCAGAATATTTAATTACATACCAACCTCAAACATTATTTAAGTATGATTCTTTAACTAAGACTAATGTAAAAGAATATATTTCGCCTATTCAATATTATCCTGTTCCGCCAACCCAAGATTATGATCAAGGATATGTTACAAGATACTTTATAAGAAAAGCTAATAATGTAGATGCCAAAATTATTGAGATAGATCAAAAGCAATGGGGTCAAATAGGAAGCCAAATAGATCCTTATTTATATATGAAGACTTCTTTACCTTGGAAATTAACAGGTAATATAAAAGATGTAGAATCTACGAACTTTAAAATTACGAGAAAGTATAACGAAGAATTACCTGGACTTATAAAATATCTTCAAAACTACACAGAATTATATAGAGGATAATCTTTTTTCGCTAAAAATTAGGTTATATCAAATTTATTTTATATATTTCTGGTATGCTACCCATTGTAGAAACCGAAATTGAATTATTTGACTTGATAAGTGAAATCGAAGATCATCGTATCTTCGTAGCGCCAATACTGAAAGATCCATTTCTGCATTATCAAGTAAATAGCATTTCTTTATTATATTTATATGATCTTACATTAGACAAAGAATGTATAGTAAGTTTTAATCATTCCGAAGCTCTTTCTATTGAGGAATCATTATTAACTAAACTATTATGTGCCAGTAAAGAATGCTTTGTTTTAAATCTTAAGTATATATTATCTAAAGTTACTTGTGCTCATATGTATGATGCTAATCTTGTAATATATTTTACTACGAACAAATCAATAGATTTAGAAGAATACAATACTCCCGTTCATGAATATTTTAATCAAAAATACAGTAATCTTAAAGATCTTAATCATCTTATACCAATCGTTAAACAGCATGAAAAGTTTGGCGATATAATAAAAGAGCATAAAGAATTATTTAAGTCATTTAATATAACCGAAGCATTTATAAAATATAATACAGCAATAAAGACGCTTAATAAAATAGAAGTAAATGGATTATATGTTAATTCTGATATATTAAAAGAAACGTTTCCAAATGTAACAATAACTAATGATTTTGTTTATTCTGAATATAATCCTTATACAACAACAGGAAGACCTTCAAATAGATTTGATTCAGTAAATTATGCGGCTTTAAATAAAGAATCAGGAGTAAGAAAATCATTTAAATCTAGATTTGGAAGTGATGGGTTCTTATTGCAATTTGATTATGATGCATACCATATTAGATTATTAGGAGAATTATTAAATTATGATTTTCCAGGTAAAATAAATATGCATGAATATTTTGGAAGACAATATTTTGGAAAAGATATATTAACGCCAGAAGAGTATGAACAAAGTAAAGGAATAACCTTTAAATTATTATATGGTGGTATTGAAAAAGAATTTTTAGAAATACCCTTCTTTAAATTAGTAGATGATTTTACTAAAACTAATTGGAAACTATATAAAGATCAAAGATACTTAGAAACGCCGATATATAAAAGGACATTAAAACATACTTTCTTTAGTGAGATGAATTCGCAGAAACTTCTTAACTATCTTATTCAATCATTAGAGATGGAAGAAACGTTGGCGATATTAGATACTTTGGCGAGCTTTAATGAAGGATATAAGAGTAAGATGATATTATATACATACGATTCCTTATTGATCGACTTTCATAAAGATGACGGCGGTAAATATATTAAGAAATGCCAAGACATATTAGAATGTAATGGGAAATATCCAGTAAAAGTTCAAGCAGGTTATGATTATCAATTATTGAAGAATGTAACGTTATAGATATTTATATTAAATAATCTATAATCAGTGATACGCCTACTTTGCACATTTACTACAGAAGATAATCTTCAATCGGTAATTAATGATATTTCAACTAATTATGATATCCTTAATGGGAAGATTTTTATTCTTCAGTTAAGCGAAAATCCAGAGCTAGCTTGCACATATAACATAGAATCCGGTAACCTTAGTAATCTATTAGATAATACAATATCTATACATAGAAGAAAAGAAAATAATGTATTATATACTATTAATGGATTAAACCATTTAATAAAATCTCTTAATAATAATATATTAGATAAAGGATATAAAATTAATTGGGATGATTATTCCAATAGCGCGTTACTAGTAACTGATGGCCAATTAGTAATACATCAATTACAAATATACAAGATTGTATATATAAAATAAAAAAGAAAAGAAAAAATTAGGATAATACGAAAGATAATATTATATTAGATAAAGAAATTAGATATCAGTTAGATACTAAATAAAAAACAAGAGAAAAACAATTATGGCAATTAACTTAGACGCAATCCGAGCCAAATTAGGCGATTTGCAAAAGAACACTGGTAAAAGTGAAAAACAAGAAAATCTTTGGAAACCAGAAGGTACCCAAGTAATCAGAATCGTACCGTATCAATTCAATACGGAGAATCCATTTAATGAACTTTATTTTCATTATGAATTCGGTAACAAACAATACTTATCACCATCGACATTTGGTAAGGCAGATCCAGTAGTAGAGTTTTCAGAAAAGCTTCAATCAACAGGTAAAAAAGAAGATTGGAAATTAGGAAAGAAAATTGAACCTAAAATGAGATGTTATGCACCTATTATCGTTCGTGGTAAAGAATCAGAAGGAGTTAAATTTTGGGGATTTGGTAAGACAGTATATGCTGAATTATTAGCATTTATTGCTGACCCTGATTATGGTGATATTTCAGATCCAGTTTCTGGAAGAGATATTACAGTAGAGTTCAAAACTAAAGAACAAACAGGAAAAGACTTCCCTGAAACATCAATCCGTATTAAACCAAATCAAACTCCGGTTTCTACAGATAAGGAAATTATCAAAAAAATAGCTACAGGTCAAAAGAATTTATTAGAGATTTTTAAAGAACCTTCTTACGAAGATTTAAAGATAGCTTTAACAAATTGGTTAAATCGTGATACAGAAGGAATGGCAACAGAAGGAGCGCCTGCTCAATCAAATGCCCCTGCTAAAGTATCAACTCCTACAAAGCCTGCCGAAACTAAATCGGTAGAAGATATATCAAGCGCATTCGATAGCTTGTTTAATTAACAACAAAAGTAAATAAGGAGGGTATTTGATATACTCTTCTTATTTTACTATAATAATAAAGCATTATGGCAAAAAAGAAAAGTGAAGGACTTGGAGCAGATGATATCCAAGAAGATTTAGCGTCAGTACTAGCAAGTACATTAAATGCAAAATTCAAAGAAACAAATCAAAAGGTAGCATTCTTTTTAGATAAAGATGTTGATTCTCCTAGTAATGTTACAGATTGGATTTCTACAGGCAATGATATTGTAGATTTAGCTATTTCAAATAGACCTTATGGTGGATTACCAGTAGGACGTATTATAGAGATAATGGGTGAAACCGCAGCAGGTAAGTCTTTATTAACTGCTAGTATTTTAGCTCAGTGTCAACGTAAGGGTGGATTAGCAATTTATATTGATACCGAAAATGCAGTAGCAAATGAATTCTTTGAAATGTTGGGTATGGATTTAAGTAAAATGATTTATGCTCCTATTGAAACAATAGAAGATGCATTTGCAGTTATTGAAACTATCATTGAAAAAGTTCGCATATCTGATAAAGATAGATTAGTGTGTATTGCAATTGATTCTATTATGGGCGCAACTACAAAAGTAGAACAAGCAGCTGATTATGAAAAAGATGGATTTGCAACTACCAAAGCTATTGTATTATCAAAAGCAATGCGTAAGATTACTAATATGATTGGTCGTCAAAAGATCTGCTTAATTTTAACTAATCAATTACGTGATAAAGTTGGAGTTATGGGCTTTGGAGAAAAGACTCAAACATCAGGAGGAAAGGCAGTTGGTTTCCATGCTTCTGTGAGATTGCAACTTTACAATTTAGGTATGATTAAAAAGTCAGACGGAACGGTAGTAGGAGCAAGAACAAAATTAAAACTTAAAAAGAATCGTTTAGGACCACCGAGTAGAGAAGTAGAATATGATATTTATTTTGATTCGGGTATTGATTCAGCGCCAAGTTGGATTGACGAATTAGTAAAGCATAAGTTAGTTAAGAAGCGCGGAGCATATTATGATTATGTAGATCAAGAAACTGGAGAAGAAGTAATCTTTACATCTGCTAATATATTGACGAAGCTCAAAGAAAATCCTGCATTAAAGAAACAGGTATATGAAAGACTTTGCAGCGAATATATTATGAAGTATGATCCTTCTAATCCAGATGAAGAATTACAATTAGTTACAAGTCCCGATGGTGGAGACGATTTTTAAACAACACAAAAAACAATAAGTTATGAGTAAAAGCATATATTTCGGTGACGATTCACGTCAAAGATTATATACGGGAGTTAAAAAACTTAGTCAAGCAGTAGCCGTTACATTAGGGCCGAAAGGCCGTAATGTGGTTATTGGTAAGAAGTTTGGAGCACCGTCTATAACTAAGGATGGAGTTTCTGTCGCAAAGGAAATCGAATTAAAAGACCCAATGGAAAATATGGGTGCCCAAATGATTAAAGAGGTTGCCTCTAATACAGCTAATATTGCTGGAGATGGAACAACCACCGCAACAGTATTAGCATCAGAAATTATCTTTCTTGGATTAAAGAATGTAGCAGCAGGTGCCAATCCAATGGATTTAAAACGTGGTATTGATAAAGCAGTGGATACAGTAGTTCAAAGCTTAAAGGATCAATCACAAAAAGTAGGCGACGATAATAACAAGATTCAGCAAGTAGCAACCATTAGTGCTAATAACGATGAAGTAATTGGTATCTTAATTGCTAATGCAATGGCAAAGGTTGGTAAAGAAGGAGTAATTACAGTCGAAGAAGCTAAAGGAACTGATACAGAAGTAAAGGTTGTTGAAGGTATGCAATTTGATAGAGGTTATTTATCTCCTTATTTTATTACTAATCCTGAAAAGGGTGATGCAGTATTAGAGTCTCCTTATATTTTAATTTATGATAAGAGGGTAAGTAATATGAAAGATTTATTGCCTATCTTAGAACAAGTAATGAAGACCAGACAACCTTTAGTAATTATTGCTGAAGATGTTGATGGTGAAGCATTAGCTACGTTAGTCGTAAATAAAGCTAGAGGAGTATTTCAAATTGCAGCTGTTAAAGCTCCGGGCTTTGGTGAAAAGAAAAAAGCAATGTTAGAGGATATTGCTATCTTGACAGGAGGGACTGTAATTAGTGAAGAAAGAGGCTTTAAATTAGAAACTGCTACTATTGATATGCTTGGAAGAGCAGAAAAAGTTATTGTTGATAAAGACACTACTACTATTGTTAACGGATTTGGAGATAAAGAAGCTATCATTACTAGAATAAAAGAAATTAAAGTTCAGATCGATAATTGTAAAAGTGATTACGATAAAGAAAAATTACAAGAGCGATTAGCTAAATTAGCTGGCGGTGTTGCAATTCTTTATATTGGCGCGGTTACTGAATTAGAAATGAAAGAAAAGAAAGATCGTGTAGATGATGCTTTAGCAGCTACCCGCGCAGCAATAGAAGAAGGAATTGTCCCAGGTGGTGGAGTAGCTTTAATCAGATCAATAAAAGAGCTAGATACATTATTAGATAATAATTTAGATCTTAATGAAGATGAAAGATTAGGTATTCGTATTATTAAGAAAGCAATTGGAGAACCATTCCGTACTATTATTTCTAATGGTGGTGGTAAACCAGATGTTATTTATGATAAGATTATAAGTATGGATACAGATTCTGGCTATAATGCTAAAACTAATGAATATGTTAATATGTACGAAGCAGGTATTATTGACCCTACCAAAGTAACAAGAGTTGCTTTACAAAATGCTGCAAGTGCTGCATCAATGATTATGACTACAGAATGTGTTATATCAGAAGATACAGACAAGAAGCCAGAAGAGCTTCATCAATACCCAATGAACTAAAAAAAGTTATGTATGCTGAATAAATATATCGAATTATTAAAAGAAATTCAGCAAGAAAAAGATAGTGCCGATTCAGTTAATATTAATTCTAGGATTATGTTAATTGACGGCACTAATTTTTATCTTCGCTGTTTCATGGCAAATCCAAGTTTAAATGAAAATGGAGAGCACTTAGGAGGATCATTAGGATTCTTGAGATCTTTGGGCTCTTATATTAAGACTTTTAAACCTACCCGGGTAATTATTACCTTTGATGGTAAAGGCGGTTCGCAAAAAAGAAGAGATATTTTCAGCGACTATAAAGGAAATAGATTAAACCCTAAATCATTTAATAGGGCTGAAATATTTGAAGACGCGGAAGATGAAGCAAAATCAATGCAACATCAATTTATGCGATTAGTTCAATACTTAAGATGCTTACCAGTATTGGTAGTTTCTTTAGATCATATTGAAGCAGATGATATGGTATCATATTTAACGACATCAGTATTGCCTAAGGTAAGTAATAATATTATATTGGTTTCAGATGATAAGGATTTCTTACAACTAATAAACGATAAAGTATCAGTATACAGACCCGTTGAGAAAAAGATGTATAAACTGCCGGAAATGAAAGAAAGATTTGGAGTTCCTGCAGAGAATTATCATTTGTATAAGGTCTTTATAGGAGACTCATCCGACAATATACCCGGCATACCAGGAATCGGGCCTAAGACCGCAGAAAAACTGGCTATACTCCAAGAAAATAGGATTGTTGGTTTGCAAGAGTTTTTAGATTATTGCGAAGCCAATACTGATAATAAAGTATACAAGAAGATTTTAGACCATAAAGAGGCAATTATACGAAACTATAAGTTAATGCAGTTACATGATGTTGATATATCAGGAACGCATAAATTATTTTTGCAAGATAAGTTTAGAGATTCTGTATCTACAATCAATAAAAATGAATTCTTACAAATTTTAACATTAGATAAGGGCTACACTTATATTAAAGATCCTGTAGCTTTTTTAAATTATTTCAGTCAACTAAATTTATTTGCGCTAGGAACTAATAATAACTCTTGATCTTTAGAAAATAAAATTATATATTAAAGTATGAATCAAGACAAATTTACTCAATACGGAAAAACCTTTCAATTAAAAATTATAGCAGCATTATTAAAGGATAAGTTATTTCTTCAACAGATATATGATATACTTATTCCTGAATATTTTGATTCTGAAGCCAATACCTGGATTGTAAATGTAATAATGAAATATTTTCCAGAGTATAAGACAGTCCCAACCTTAGAAGTATTTAAAGTAAAGGCCTTAGAATTAACTAATGAACCTTTAAAAATGTCTATTGTAGAATCTTTAAAAGATATATTAAGATATGTTGAAGCTGAGGATTTAGAGTTTGTTAAATCCGAATGTATTAATTTCTGTAAGAACCAATGTATTAAGACTGCTATTATTGAATCAGTAGAATTATTACAATCTGGAGAATATGACAATATTAAGAAAAAGATTGATAATGCTATGAAAGCAGGAGCCAATCAAGATATTGGAATGGATTACTTAAAAGATATTAAGCAAAGATATGAAGAATCTGCCAGAAAAACTATTGCAACTCCTTGGACTGCTTTTAATGAATTAGTTGATGGCGGTATTGGTAAAGGAGAGCTTATTATATTTGTAGCAGGACCCGGAGCAGGTAAATCGACTGCAATGATTAATGTTGGAGCTCATTTATTAAGACAAGGTAAGACAGTAGTACATTATACTATGGAATTATCAGAGCCTTATGTAGCTCAAAGATATGATTCGGTAGTTACAGGAATAGCTACTGCGAACTTAAAATATAACTTAGATGAGGTAGAGCATGAATTAGGAAAATTGACAGGTCAATTAATATTAAAGTATTTTCCAACAAAAACCGCATCGGTAACAACCTTAAAGGCGCATTTAGATAAAATGCTAATGCAAGGAATAAAACCAGATATCGTTATTGTAGATTATGCAGATTTATTAAGATCAGCTAAATCAAAAGAGAAGCTTCATGAAGAGCTAGAAACTACATACGAAGATTTAAGAGGATTAGCAGGTGAATATCAAATACCATTAGTTACAGCATCTCAAGCAAATAGAAGTTCAGTTGAATCAGACATTATTACATCAGATCAAGTAGCTTCTTCATTTAGTAAGATTATGATTGGCGATGTTATTATTTCATTAGCAAGAAAGACGACAGATAAGATAGCCGGAACAGGAAGAGTCCATTTTATTAAAAATAGATTTGGGCCTGACGGATTAACTTTGCCAACAAAACTTAATATGTCTAATGGAAGAATTGATATGTATCAAGAAACTTCTATTAAGGGAAGAGAGACAAGAACAGATATGGATGAAGATACAGTAACACGAAAATCTTTAGCTAATAAATATTCTGAACTTTTAGGAGATTCTATGGGATAAAACCATAAGTAAACAATAATTATAAATACCCAAATAAGGGTCGTTATGGAATACTCCTTTTCACAAAAAATTAAAAACTAACTAACAACAAAACAATGGACATATCAAACAAGATACTCTCTGACATTACAGTCTACAGCAAGTACGCGAAATATCAACAAGATATTCAAAGAAGAGAAAAATGGGAAGAAATCGTTACCCGAAACAAGGAAATGCACATCAAAAAATATCCTAGTATGGAAGAAGAAATTAATCTTGCATATCAAATGGTATTGGATAGAAAAGTGCTTCCATCAATGAGAAGTTTACAATTTGGAGGCAAATCCATAGAGTTATCACCAAACAGAGTTTACAATTGCGCTTATCTTCCAATAGATGATTATAGAGCTTTTGGCGAAACTATGTTTTTATTATTAGGTGGTACCGGAGTTGGTTATTCAGTTCAAAAACATCACGTAGATAAATTACCTGAGATAAGAACGCCCAAAAAAGATAAGCACAGAAGATTTTTAATTGGTGATTCAATTGAAGGTTGGGCAGATGCAATTAAAGTATTAATGAAATCTTATTTTGAAGGCGGTTCTAATATTTTATTTGATTTTTCTGACATCAGACCAAAAGGAGCAATGTTGGTTACATCAGGAGGTAAAGCACCGGGACCTCAACCATTAAAAGAATGTATCGTTAAGATTCAAGGCATTTTAGATAGCAAAGTAGACGGGTCTAAATTATCTTCTATTGAGACTCATGATATTGTTTGTCATATTGCAGATGCAGTATTAGCAGGTGGTATTAGAAGAGCTGCTTTAATTTCATTATTTAGCGCTGATGACGATGAAATGATTTCGTCTAAAACAGGCAATTGGTGGGAACTTAATCCACAAAGAGGAAGAGCTAATAATTCAGCAGTTTTATTACGTAATAAAGTTACTAAAGAATTCTTTATGTCATTATGGGATAAAATTAAAGCTTCCGGAGCAGGTGAGCCTGGAATTTATTTAAATAACGATAAAGATTGGGGAACGAATCCTTGTTGCGAAATAGCATTAAGACCATTCCAATTCTGTAATTTATGTGAAGTTAACGTAAGTAATATTGAATCTCAAGAAGATTTAAATGAACGCGTTAAAGTAGCAGCATTTATTGGGACATTACAAGCAGGATATACAGATTTCCATTACTTAAGACCGGTATGGCAAAGAACGACAGAAAAAGAAGCTTTGATTGGAGTAGGTATTACAGGAGTAGGTTCTGGTAAAGCCCAACAATATGATATGAAAGAAGCTGCTAAAATAGTGATGGAAGAAAATGCACGCGTAGCTAATTTAATTGGAATCAATAAAGCAGCAAGAGCAACCACAATCAAACCATCAGGAACTTCTTCATTAGTATTAGGTACTTCATCAGGAATCCATGCTTGGCACAATGATTATTATATTAGAAGAATGCGCGTTGGTAAGAATGAATCGTTATATACGCATTTATTAATTAATCATCCAGAGTTATTAGAAGATGAGTTTTTCAGACCACATGATACGGCAGTAATATCTGTTCCTCAAAAAGCGCCAGAAGGTTCTATTCTAAGAACAGAAAGTTCATTAGATTTATTAGAGCGTATTAAATGGTTCTACCAAAATTGGGTTCAGCCAGGTCATAGAGCAGGACAAAACACT